TCGATGATGTCGGCGGGGATGCCGGTCGCGGTCGTGAGTTTCTGGACCTCGGCGGCGCGGTCGGGGGTCGTCGTGTCCGCCTGCAGGAGCGAGGTCCGGAGCGCCTGCTGGCGCTCGGCGTCCTGTTGCTGCGCGAACGCGAGGAACGGGTTCTGGCTGTCGGTCCCGAGCGGGTCCGACTGCTCCGGGTCAGGCGCCCCAAACGCGGAGTCAGAGGCGGCCATCTACGGTACCGCCGGGGGCGGGTGCCCCGTTTTGGCGAGGTACTCCTGGTAGAACGTGAGGATCGCCGGGTCGCTGATCGGCCGGCCCATGCGCTTGAGCACGGCTTCGATCTGTTTCCGCTGGCCGGACGGGATGCTGTCGATCGTCAGGTCGAGGAGCGGCACGCGCATCTGCGCCGTGGGCATGTAGCCCCACAGGTTCCAGAACGAGCCCGGCACGTCGACGCCCTTACTCAGGAGCTCGTCGGTCATGCGCCGCAGGTCGGTCGTGTCGACCGGCTTGCCTGTGAGGCTCTCCTGGATTTCGACGCGCGCGCGGAGCATCCCCTGGAGCGCGGCCTTCTTCTTCCCCTCGGCGTCGCTGTACTTCGCCTTCGGGTCGATGCCGTAGAGCGTGAGCGCGTCGTTGATGACGTCCTCCTGGAGCTTCGCCGGCCCGAGGGTCTTCGCGAGGTCCTTCGTGTTGCCCAGAGGATCGCGGTCTGCACGCCGATGACGTGGTTGAACGCCGCGTCGTCGAGATACGGGCGGTAGCGCAAGAGGTTCGTCTTCGCGAAGTCCTGCGGCGTCTCGGCCGCGGCTTTGAGGAGCGTGTAGTAGGTCGCGTCGTTGGTCTGGATCGGCGTGCCGCGCGCGAGGTGTTCGCTGTACGCCGTGAGCGCGCTCCGCAGGCCGCCGTCGAAGCCCTGCCAGGTCGTCGGCGGGATCCGCGTGAGGTCGCCCTTTGTCGCGTCGAGGATGTTGTACGCGCCGCGGGCGGCGCCCTTCTCGGCCTCCTGCGCGGCGTGCTCCTGGAGCGCGTTCTCGTGCTCGAGGTATTGGAGCGCGGCGTCGCGCACGTCGGGGTCGTCGATCGCCTTCGCCTTCGCGCGCTGCTCGGTGAGTGTGCCGCCCGTGGCGAGGATCTGGTCGGCGGCGGTCTGCGCGTCTTTCCGGACGTGGCCCTCTTTCAAGGCGTCCGCGAGGCGCTTGCGCTGCGCGGGGTCAATCTGGTCGATCGTCTCGTCGAAATAGGCCTGCGCGTTCTTGGTCTGCTCCGTGGCGAGGAGATTCTGAATCACGCCGACGTGCGTCTCTGACCGGGTCTTCGCGATCGCCGCGGTGAGCTGCTCGGGGCCCATGCCGAGTTTGCCGCCGACGTTGCGGATCGCGGCCTCCTGCTGCGCGAGCTCGTTGCCGACCATCTGCGGCAGGGTCGACGCGCTGCCGGCCGGCACGGGCACACTCGCCTGGAGGATGGCGCGGTTGCGCGAGTTGTCGAGGAACCCCTCGAGCTCGTTCGCGCCGTAGCGTTGCATCTCGCTCGCGACGTGCTGGTTGATCTGGTGGTCGAGCGCGATCCCGTGGTCGATGGCGTACGCCTGGAACCGGACGCGCTGCCGGTCGTTGGTCAGGCCCGCGGCGATGTCACTGCTCACTTTGTCGTAGTCGGTGCGGATTTGCTCCGGGAGCCCCAGCGCGTCCTTCCCTTTCTTCTGCAGCGCGCCGGTGGTGGGGTCGTAGACCGCGGTGTTCTCCCAGGTGCCGAGCTGCCGCTTCGCGTTCAGATCGGCGATCGTGTCGGCGTAGTCGCGCCCTTCCTGCGCGGCCTTGCCGGCTTCCTCGGCGCCCAGGCGGAACGCGGCGCCGCCGACCTGGCCGACCGTCTCGGCCTGGCGTTCGCCCGCCTGCGCGACGGCGAAGCCTTCGGAGTCCGGTGTCTCGGCCGCGGTGAGCCGCGCGCCCGGGAGCGCGACTGTCTCGACCTTGCGACCGCCGTAGCGCGCAACTGTCGGCATTTACGGCGTCTCTCCGAACTGATCATTTTCCGCGACGAAGCCCCCGCCCGTCGGCGGCCGCGTGCTGGAGTTGTAGCCATAGCGTTGCTGCACGAGCGCCGCGGTCCCGAGCGCGAGCTGGCCGGCGCCCTTGATGTAGGCGGTCGTGGCGTCCGCCTTCCCGGCCTGCCCTGCGTAGTACCCGGTCTTGCGGGCGATCGCGGCGCGCTTGCGGAGGTCGGTCGCCTGTACGTTGAAGCCCCAGGCCTCACGCGCGGCGTTGGTCCGGATGTTCTGCGCGTCGAGCTCGCCGAGGTACGCGGCGTCGGCCTGCGTGTCGACCGCCGAGCCGTAGCCGACGTCGATGTTGCCGGCCGCGACGCCGGCGCGCTGACTGCCGACCAGGCCGCGGACCTGCGTGCGGAACCGACTCTCGGTTTCCGCGCCGCGCTCGATCGCGTCCTTCGCCTGGAGCTCGGCGATGCCGGCGTTGTAGTCGGCGATTTGCGCTTCCGACTCGGCGGCCTGCTGTTGCGCGGTGCCGGCCTTCTTCGCGTCCTTCGCGGATTTGACGGCGCCGTAGGCCTGCAGGGCCAGGCCGGCGATCGCGAGCGCGGTAAACGCAGCCATCGCTCTACCCTCCAAGGATCAGGTTCGGCAGCACGCCGAGCACGGTGAACGGCAGCGGGTCGGTGTGGCGGATGAACACGCGCCCGGCCTTCGTGAACAGGCCCTCGACCGTGAGCTCCTCCTGGCCGGTGAACGGGACCTGCTCGCTCCCCTGGTCGGTCGGCAGGAGGCGCACCTGGTGGAGATGCGCCACGTCGGGCCCCGCCTGAAACGTGCGCGCGGACGCATCGAGCAGGACGGAGAGACTGCCGACCCGTTTCATCTTGTCGCGGATCTCGACCTGCGCCTGGCCGACGTCGAGGTCGAGGAGCTCGAGGTCCGCGTACTGAATCGGCAGGCCCGCGTGAATGATGGATGCCGCCGGCGCGAACACATGCGAGATCGTGCCGCCGGTGACCGTGAACTCGGCCGCCGCGGCGCCGGCCGGATCGCCGTTGTAGATGACGACGCCGTCGGCGACCACGGCGACGACCTGGCCGTTCAGATGATCGAGGCCACTGATCGTCGTCGCCGGCGCGCCGCTGTAGCTGAGGCCCGCGTCGACGAAGAAGCTGTCGGCCGCCCAATCGAGGATCGTGCGGCGCTCGAGCCGCTCGATGTAGCGGACAAACGCCCCGCCGATCGTGCGCCGCACAAGCACGTAGACCGCGTCCTCGCCGGGCTCGGCCACGACACACACGTCCTCGAACCGGCCGGCGGCGCCGGTGTCGTGCCGATGCCAGCCCCACACCTCCTGCTCATTGATGTAGGTGAGGCCGAGGAGCACGCCATCGTCGCGGCACGCCCACACGATCGAGTGCGGCGTCTGCGCGTAGTCGAGCGCCTGGAGCATGTGGCCGTCGACCAGGTGCGCGGCAAACAGCGTGAGGTCCCGGCCGCCGAGCCCTTCCACTTGTTGGTCGAAGCGGAGGTCGCGAAGGATGGCGCCCCGCGCCTGCACGTAGAGGATCGCGTTGCCGACGACGACGGGCGTCAGGGCGTCCGCGCCGACGAAGGCCTCCTGCTCGGCGTCGATACTGCTCGGCGTCAGGACCGCCGACGTGGTCTTCGTGCTGCCGCCGACCACGATCCACTCGCCGGCGTCCGTCAGGATGACCAGGCCGTGCGAGAGGCCGAGGAGATTGCGGACCGGGTTGTGCTGGTTGCCGGCGATCTTGAACGTGATCGCGTCGTCGTCCTGGAGCGGGCTTGAGATGTTGAAATTACTCGCGAGCCCGGTGCGCGAGCCGAACACGGCGTCGGGGTCGAGGTTCGTGTTCGCGAACAGCCGGCGCTGCTGGTAGTAGGCGGCCGTGCTCGGGTAGTTGTCCGTGCTGTTGAACAGGATCCGCGGCAGCGGCGGCGTCACCGCGAAGTCAGGAATGAAGCCCGTATCGCGGAACGTCGTCATCCCGGTCGCCGTCCCGATGAAGCCGAAGGTCCCGTTGCCGAACGGATCGAGATAGACGTAGTACTCGGCCGCCGGCGGCCCGCTGGCCGGCGCGGTCCACGAGAGCACGTTCGGCGCGGCCGGCGTCGGGGCGAGGATCGGCGTCACTTGGACCTGCGGCGTCGGCAGGGACTCCTCGTAGGTGTCCACCGCCGCGGCGGTGACGCGGTAGTAGTAGGACAACGTGCCCGCGGCGCCACCGACGACACCCAGGGCGGTGGGCGGTTGCACCTTGGGCGCGGTCGAGACGACCTGGATGACCCACTGCGTCAGCCCGTAGTAAATCAATTCGTAGGGCGGATGGAGTGGTGACGTCAGCGTGATCACGTTCCCGCTCTGCACCCACTTAAAGCCCTCGTTGCCGTAGACGGTCGGGAGCTCGAGGATGCTCCCCGGCATCGGATACCAGTACGTCGTGTTGGGCGGCGCGTGGCCGGTGCCGTCCTTCACGCAGTAGTAGTTCACCCCGCCGCTCGCGGTGATGTCCCCGATGTGATACTGCGCGGCGTTGTCGTAGGCCGCGACGCCGGTCAGCGTCACGAGGCCGCCGTTCTTATAGAAGCGGAGATAGCCGGGCCCGGCCTCGAGGAGGAGACTCTCGCCAGCGACCGCGGCCACGTAGCGCAGGAGGAACACGGCGGCGCTGTTGACCTTCGTCGTGTTGACGTAGCGCGTCCCGGGGCGATTCGCGACGCCGCCGTGCCGTTGCACGAGGAAGTTGCGACAGGTGCGGAGGCCCTGGTGGTACTTCTGGAGGTCGGCGCGCGCGGCGAGGGCGGGGGCGAGCTCGCCGCCAGCAAAGGCCCGTTGGAACGTGGACGCGGGGGCAGCCATCTAGGGTTTGCGCGTGATGTTCCACTGGTCGCCCCGCGCGACAATCCACGGCGCGGGGCCGTTGGGCGCCTGCTGCTGCTCTTTCATCGCCGACGCGCGCGCGACGTTGAGCGTGATGTTGTATTGCTGCCAGGCGCCCTCGGCGACGCGCTGGCGGAGCTGGGCCGCGGTCGGCGTCGGGACCTTGGCCTTGCGCGGGTCGTCGGGCCCGCGACCGAATTGCTCCACGGCCTCCGGGTCGGCCTGCGCGAGACTCGGCGCGAGGACCGCCGCCAGGCGCCAGGCGAGCGCCTCCTGGAAGACGTGATCGGCGATGAGCACGGTGCCATCGAGCCGCGCGGTGTACTCGAGCACGGCGTCCTCGAGGTCCGTGAACAGGAGCCCGCCGATCGCGTCGGTGCCCGTGCGGAACTGCGGCGGGGTCGGGTCCCACCGCCGCCCCTGCCCCGCCGGCGAGACGAGCCGGCGCGCCATGACGCAGTCGAGCGGCAGGCGATAGCTGTAGGTCCAGTCCGGGTTCGCCTTGGTGGTCGGGCTGCCGGCGACGAGCACGAGCGGGTCGACGTAGCGCGTCGCGAACGGCCAGGCGAAGTCGCGGAGGACACTCTGGAGCTCGGCCTCGAACACGTCGCGCACCGCCACCGCGCCCCGACTCTGGTCCGTTGTGAGGTTGGTGATCGTCTGCGCGCCGATGCGGAGGAGCCCGCGGTTGACGACGGCGGCGTTCGCCGCGGCCGCGGCCGGGTCCGCGTCGATCGCGGCCGGCAGCGTCGGCCGGCCCGGGTTGCCCGGGCGCAGTACGGCGAAGGCGAACGCCAGCGCGGCTTGATATTTGGCCTGGCACGCCGCGGCGACGTCGGTCATGCGCGTCAACGGCGGCGCCAGGCTCAGGGCGTGTCGCCAGGCGAGCGCGTCCTTGAACAACGGATCGCCGTCGCCGGCGGCGCACACCGACCGCGAGGTGTACTCGAGCACCGCGTCCGCCTGGTTGGTGTAGATCAGCCCGCCATCGGCATCGCTCCCAAGTTGGAAGGGCGGCGGCGTGGGGTCGACGCCCGCCTCGCGCGCCACACAGAGGCGTCGCTCGAACACGCAGTCGGTCGGTCGGCGATAGCTGTACAGCCAGTCCGGCGACGCCGCCGGCGACGGGCCCGCGACGATGACCAGCGTCGCGTAGTGCGTGGCGAACGGCCAGGCGAAGTCGCGCAGGACCGTGTCGACGTCGGTGATGTAGTGCAGGCGCGCGACGGTCGCCTCCATCGTGTTCTCGGTCAGAATGTCGCCGATCTGCTTGCCGATGCCGATGCGCGAGAGCGCCTGGTTGATCAGCTGCGTCGACGGGCTGACGCACTGCGGCCCGAACGGATCGATCGGCGGCCCAGGCGGGAACGGCGGGTCCGTCGGCGGCCCGGGCGGCTCCAGGGGCGGCAGGGGCGGGATGTAGGGCGGACCCTGCGGGCCGGCCGGATCGACCGGCACAAACTCGCCGGGCGGGGACCAGCCGCCGTTCCCAGCGGTCGCGCTGCCCGGCAACACGAACACGTCGTAGGTGACGCCGGCCGCGTTGACCGCGACGCCGAGCGTCACCGAGTCAATGCCGCCGGCGGTGATCCCGGTCGAGGCGTTCGCGGTGTTCGGCCACTGCGTCGAGCTCGTGGTCAGATGCGACGGGTCGCGCATAAAGACGACGCCGTTGTGGCCGACCACGAGCGCCCACGCGGGGCGCACGCCGGACGGCGCGAAGTTGATCGTGCGCGTGCCGCCACCGTCGCCGACGTAGCTCGCCAGCCAGAGCACCTTACTCACGCCCGGATCGCCGCTGCCGTCATTGCGGCGGAAGGCGATGTAGCTCGCCTGGACCGCGTTCGCGTTCGCGAGGCCCGGCTTGTAGGTGAGCGTCCCGTTGCTCATCGCGAGGCCGTTCGCCACTTCGGCGCCACCGAACAGACTGATCGCGGTCGGCCCGCTGCCGAGGCCCTTGAAGAACACCGAGGCCGTCGCGAGTTGGGTCGCCGCCTCGTGCAGGAGCAACACGGCCTCGGGCGTGAACTGCTCGCCGTCGAGCGGACTGACGACGTCGTACGCGACGCGGTCCGCGGCCAGGCCGCCGGCGTCACAGAACCGCATCCCCGGATCGCAGAACGCGACGTAGGTGTACGTCTGGCCCGCCACGTTGCTATCGGTGCTCGGCCCGGCGAGCCGCACGAGGGTCTGCTGCTGCTGCGTTGACAGCCAGGGGGAGGGCGGTACCGCGTAGAGGCCGGCGACCGGAATGTCGGCGCCGCCCGCCTGCCAGCCGAGCATCCGCTTCCAGTAGTAATCCGGATCCTCGAGGTAGTGCGTCCAGGGCTCATAGCTGGCGAGGTTCTTCGCGAACCCGTACGCGAGCTGGTTGCTCTCGGCGAGCGCCTGCTCGAGGTTGTCGGGCGCCGACGGGAGATCCATGTTCGTCTCGACGCCCTGCCCCTGCACAAACGTCGGATCGATCAAGACCTGGATGACGTGCTCAGGACTCGGGCCCTGCTGCCCGCGACTGTGCGCGCTGATCATGCTCGACACCCACAGCGTGCAGCCGTTAGTGCCGCGGATCCACAGGAAGGCGACCGGTGAGCGGAAGGCGAGATCGAACACGGTCCCATTGCCGACGTAGGTCCCCGTCTTGATGACGACGGGCGCCTGCGGCGGCGCGAGTTGCTGCGCCCACGGCGTGTGCGGGTACGGGGCGTTGTGAATCCCGATGTGATTCGGAATGCTGTCGGCAGGGACCGGGGCATCGGTCGAGCCCGTGATCGGCGGATAGACGTCTTCATCGCCGAACGTGCCGAGGATCTCGACCACCGCGAGGAGCCCTTGCACCTTCGTCGCGTCCGTGTTCGGGCCCTTGTCGTAGGTGAGCTCGAGGCCGGCGAGCGGCGTGAGGGGCGCGATCAGCCCGCTCGGCCGATAGAGCCGGTTCGTCCAGGTAAAGGCGCCGGTCTGTGTGCCGAGCGCCACGTCGGTGGCGCCGCCCGGGAGTTTCCAGCCGAGACTCCCACTTGCCCCGCTGCCGCCCTTGCTACTAAACAGGCCGACCGAGAGCGCGATGATGCCGAGCTGATTCGCCTGGCCGTCGACTTCGGTCGCCGCGTCGGTCGTGACGCTGAGGCGCGACGCGCTGGTCGTGCTCGCGAGCATCGACGTCGTCGCGGCGGCGTTCGGCGGCCGAATCCGGGACAGGCGCCAATCGCCGGCCCACGCGGCGGCGTTATGGTTACTCGCAAACCCGGTGGCGCCGACGAGTGCGACGCAGGAGCCCCGAATGAAATCCGCCGACGCGCCCCGCGTGTAGTCGCCGGTCGGCTGGTCCGCCGCCATCCAGTCGTCGAGGTGCCAGATAAAGTTGTTCGCGGCGCTCGCGATGCTGCCGCCGCCGAGGGTCGACTGCAAACACTGCCCGGTCCCCATGTTCGCGAGGGGCGGGCTGCCGCTGATGTCGAGGCCCTTCACGCCGTTCACGAAGACCTTCACGGCCGGCGGGCTGCCGTAGGTGTAGAGGAGGTCGATCTTGTACCAGGTGTTGACCAGGAGCGTCGCGACCGCGCCGACGAGCGTGTAGGTCGTGAGGCCGTCGGTGTCGTACAGCGCGAGGCTGCCCGCCGGCGAGAGGAGGAGCGCCGGCCCGCCGTTGTTAATCGTGTTGCGGACGTGCCAGAGGCGGCTCGGGGAATCCGGGAAGCGCACGACGCGCACATAGAACCGCTCCCACGCGCTCGCGGTCGCCGGCGCGCCCGATTCGACGTGGGCGTGGGTGAGCTGCGCCGTCGTATGCTCGAAGGTGTAGCCGAGGCCTTGCGCGTGGCGCGACGCGCGCCGGCTCGTCCAGCCCGCGAGATTTCCGGTCCCGCCTTCCCCGCTCGATTGGCTCGGTCCGTCCGCGAGCTCGCCGCCATCAATCCAGCGGCGCGCGGGCATCGGGACCTTGACGACCGCGTCGGCGCCCGTCGGGACGCCGGTGTTCAGCGCCGGCGCGTATTCATAGTGCGCGTACCAGGTGTAGAGCGTCTTGGTGCCAAAGAGCCACGAGATGCCGAACCAGCCGCCACTCTTACGGGTGAACTGATCCTGGTCGAGCGGGTACTGGAGCTCGGCGAGCGCCGTTTTCCCGAACCACTCCCCCCGGACGCTCGGCGTCGCCCACGGATCGTCTGGGTCGCCGAGGATCGGCAGTGCCGTCGCGTCGGGCTTGATCCCCTTCTTGTAGAGGCCGATGCCGACCGCGATCGCCGTCGCTTTTGGCGAGGCGATCACATAGCCGTCCGGGGTCAGGAAGGGCAGCGCGATGAGGTCGTCGATGTACTTCTGGTCAGGGATGTTGACCGTGTAGACCAGCGCCTCAGCCTTGCTCGCCATTTAGCCCTCGCGTGCGCCGATGGGATCGAGGCCGTTGTCGGGATTGTCGATCGGGGCCTGGACGCCACCGGACGCGCCGCGCTCGAGCGCGCGCTGCGTCATCACGTCCTGGCGGACGCCCTGCAGCGCCTCGCCGTGGCTCGTCGTGTGCTCGGGCGTGTTGGGGTCGACCTCCGCCATCCATTTCCCGAGGGGGTCGCCGGCCGCGAGCGTGAACACGTCGCCGGCGCGCCGATACTTCTCGCCGTAGTAGCCATCACTGATCGCGCGCACTTTCGTCCCCGCGTGACGCGCCGCCATCCGCGGCGGGGGCTCGTGTGGGGGCGTGGGCGCCCCGGGCTCGTCGGGCACGGGCGGCCGATCAGGATCGATGTCGGGGGCGGGCGGCGCCGGGCGCGGCGCGGGACGCGCCGGGGGCGTCGGGGTTTTTGCCATGCTGTCCTCCTGCGAGCGCGGCGGGCCGGGCACGGTGCCCGGCCCGCGCGCGGATTAAACGACGTAGGCCTTGCCGTAGTTCACGGGCAAGAGACTAAAGAGCTCGAACGCGGTCAGCCAGGCGGTCGCGGTGGCCGTGCCGCCGGCCGTCGTGACGCGCACGCCGAGATACCGCTGCGTGGGCGTGCCGGGCGGAAGCGGCAGGAACCAGTTAGTGTTGGCTTTCGCCGACGCGAGCGGGATCGTCATGCTCGCGTGCGAGAGAACGCCGGCGGTCAGCGCCGCATCGGTCGCCGAGATGATCTCGAGGATCGGCGCGGCGACCGTGGCGTCCGCGTTGAACTGAAAAGCAAACCCCACCGGCTCGCCGGTGCCGATCTGCCGCGAGGGCGGCGTGCCGACGCCGCCCGGCACGCCCAGGTCGATCGAGCTCGCCGACACCGCAGCGGCCCCGAAGGCCTGCGCGACGGCGACGCGAAGTAGAGCGTCAATGTACATACCGTTTCTCCTTGTGGGCCCGCGCCGTTAGGCGACGAGCGCCTCCGAGTTGAGGAGCTGGTCGACCAGGCGCACCGGCGCGTCGCCGAACATCAGGATCCGCTTGCCGTCGAAGTTCTCGTAGGTGAGCCCGCCGCCGGCGCCGACCGATTCGCGCGCCTCGCGTCGGAGCAGGCGCCGCATCGTGCGGTTCATGTAGAAGACGGGCTTGCCGAGCCGGTTGGGCGGCGTCTCGAGCGCCGTTTCCATGTTCGTGATGATCGTCTTGATATTCGCGGCGTCCGTGTCGCTGACGTCGATGTTGCAGATCCGCACGACGTAGCGCCAATCCTTGAGCGCGATCCCCGGCTTCCACTGGAACCGCTCCTGATACACGCGCATCCGGCTGCCCGGCAGGCCGGCCGTGACCTCGGCGGTCACCTTGCCGAAGTCTTCGTGAATGAGCCCGGCCTTGCTGCCCTTCGGGAAGATGCCGCTGATCGTTTCGTCGCCCCAGCAGATCAGCCAGATACTCGCGTTGTCAGCGGCGGCGCCGCCGGCCTTGATGACGTTGGCGCCGTTGGGCGCGGTGCTCGAGCTGTAGCGCACCGAGAGCCCGGTGAACTGCTCGGGGTTCACGCTCGCGTTGCCGTAGAACAGGACGCGCGCGAGCTCCTGGTTCATGGCTTCGATGAACGCGCGGGCCTCGGACAGCCGGAACGCCTGCTCGTTGCCGTTGAGGAGGACCAGGTCGACGTCGACCTCGGACCACGCCTCGAGGATGCCGGTCTGCTCGTCGATCTGCGCGGTGAGCGACTTGCTCGGCGTGACGCCCTGGTTGAGCAAGCGCCAGGCGATCGCCGGCAGGCCCGTGCGGACGGTGGTGCGGTGGCCGGTCGGGAGGTTGCCCTCGCGCCAGACCATGTCAGTGAGGATCTCGTTGCTCTGATTCAGTAATTCCACAATCGTCGGAACTTTGCCATCGGGATCGACGCGCTTCGCCCAATCGGCGAGCGTGAGGTTGCCCGTTCCTAGTGCGGCCATGTGTGTGCCTCGTCTCGAGGCGCGGGGTTACTTGTCGGTCGTCGCGCCGTACAGCACTTGGGCAGGGTCTTTCGGCGGCCGCCCCCGTGCGCCGCCGGCGACCGGCGTGTCCTCGCGCATCGTTCTGCCAAGGTCGGCCAAGAAGGACACGACCTCGAGGTGATTGCCATAGCCCGATCGCGCCAGGAGTTGTCGCAAGCCGTCCCCGCGAGGGGTGCCGGCCGGCCGGATCGTGTCGAGGGCGAGCTTCGCGAGTTGTTGCGTCTCGTCGAGATGCTCGCCGCCGTACGTGGGGTCGGCTTCGGTCACGGCGCGGTGCGCCGCGCTCGCGTTCGCGACGGCCTCCGCGTGTTGCGTGACGAGGGCTTGCGCGCCCGCGTTATCGAGCTTGTGCTCGCGCGCGATCGCGATGATCGGCTCGAGGTCCGCCTGCGTGAGGAACGCCTCCGCGCCGTCCGGGATTTTGAGGTCGTACTTCTCCGGAACGACGGGCGCCGGCGGCTCGGCCGGCTTCGCCGCCGGCGGAGCCGGCGGGGGCGCGCCTTCGACAGGCGGTTCGGTCACCGGCTGGACGGCCGGCTTCTCGGCAGCGGGCGGCGCTGCTGGCTTCTCCGGCACGGACGACGCGGGTGCTGGGGGCTCCGCCGGTTTCGCGGCGGGAGGGGCGGCCGGCGCTTGGGGGTTAGCCGGTGCGGCGGGCGCTGCTGGTGTGCTCATGGGGTCGTGCGCTCCTGGTCGTGTTCCAGTTCAAAGGCGTCGTCTTCCGCGGCCTCGCGGCGGACGCGCGCCCGGTTTTCATGTTCCATCCGGTCGTAGAGGTCCTCGCTCGCCTCGAGCCACTCGGCCATGAGTTCGTGGCCGAAGTCCTGGCGCCCGGCGCGGTAGTGAATCTCCGCCGACTGCGTCCAGATCGAGCGATAGACGCCGGCCGCCTGGAGGATGTGCGACAGCACCAGGCGCCCGGCTTCCGTGCCGAGCACGGCGCGCACCGCCTCAAGGTAGTCGCGCCGCTGCCGGCGCGCCTTGCGCTCGAGATACGCCTCCTCGGGCGACGGCGGCCGGCGCGTGTCAGGCCGCGGCATACCATCCGCCGAAGACGATCAGCGTCGTGTCGGTCAGGTCCACCTGGAGCAGTGGCACGAGGCCGCCGGCGGCGCCGGCGCCGAACAGGCCGACCTTGTCAGAGCCGGCCACGGGCACGCCCGAGACACTGCCCTTCGGCGCCGCGAGCGCCGCGACGAGCGGGACCGCGATCGCGCCGCCGGCCTCGCCGACGTCGACGGGCAGCCCGCCCAGGAGCACGCCGCCGTCGATCGTGCCGAGCGCACTCAGTTGCACCGTGCCGCTGATCCACACGAGGCCGGCGACCGTCACGTACCACCCGACCTGCTGCGTGTAGGCCTGGTCGGCCGCGCCGGCCGTGCCGAGGAGGACCGGCGTGAAGGGCTTCGCCTTCGCGGGCTCCAATGGCGGCAGCCCGCCGCCACTGTCGCTGCCGGCCGCGGTCGGCGCCATCAGGACGAGCACGTTCTTGTCCGGGTCGTAGCCGATCATCGGCAGGCCCGATCGATTCGTGAGGAGGACCTCGAGCTCAGACATGGTGTGTTACCCCGTGGGCGGCGCGGTGATCGCGCCCGGTGCTTGCGCGCTGGTCATCAGGCGATTGAGCACACTGTCGCCGGTGACCGGCGCCGCGCTGGCATCCTTCGCGGCCTTCGCCGCGGTGGCGAGCTGCTCCGTCTGCGCCTGCTGCTGGACGGCGTCGGCCGCGGCCTGCTTCAGTTGGTCAGCTTCTTCGTCAGACCGGATGATCCGCGGGTCGACGCCGAGCATGTCGCCGTAGTCGTTGACGACGCGGTTCATATCGATCTTGAACTTGACCTCGGGATACTCCTGGGCGAGCGCCAGCGTCGATTGGAGGAAGCGGTCCTGCCCGACGACGCCGACGAGCTTCTGCGCCTGCGCCAGGATCGAGATGTACTCGGGCTTCAGGATCACGCCCTCGAGCTCGGGCGGTGGCGGCGGGAACAGGCCCGCGGCGTCCATCAGGCTGTAGACCCGATCGACGATCGGGTCGAGGAGTTCGTCGTTGGTGCGCTCGAGCACGGGGCCGAGCGCCAGGAGCTTCTCCTCGTGCCGTTCGTCGATCTCGCGCGCCGTCGGCGGTTGCGCGCCGCGTTGGTCATCCGACCGCGCGAGCATCAGGAACAGGTCCTCGTAGAACGCGCGCTGGATGCGGTACTGCACCTGTTGAATGTCGAACGTGAGATCGCGCAGGTTCAGGTTGACGTCGTAGACCGACCGCATCCCCTGCATCCCCTCGCGCAGGTCGACGTAGGTGATGTCGCCGGCGAGCAGGCTCGTCTTCATCCCGCGGATCTGTGACGGCGCGACGACGGGTGGGTCGACCTGCTTGCTGATCGCCTTCGCCTTCTCGAGCTGCATCGACTGCAGTTGTTGCGTGTCGCCGAGCGCGGTCATGCCCGGGCAGTCGGTGCCGTAGGTGTCCTCGCCGGTGATGTCCCACCGCGGCGCCATGATCGGGTTCGTTTTGAACCCGCTCTCACGCAGGAACATCGGCTCGTTCGATTGATACTCCCAATGGCAGGACGCAAACGGCAGGTACTTCGCGCGCGCGCCGGCGCCCGGCGGCGCCTGCAGGTCCGTCGGCTTCACGAGCCAGCACACCGGGACCGCGACCTCGTAGCTGCCCTTGTCCCACAGGTTGCGGACCGTCCGGCTGATTGTGTCCCACTTGATGTCGCGGCCGTTCGGCTGGACGCCGAAGTTCTCGACGACCTGGCGGACGGTGAGCTCGTACTCGCGGACGAATGTGCAGACCAGGCCGCGGTGGTCCTGCCCGAGCGCGTAGCTGCCGATCGGGTAGCTGTAACAGCGAAAGAGATCCTTCGAGTCGGCGACGATGCTCATCGCGGCCGTGCCGAAGATCCCCATGTCGAGATAGACCAGGGGCAGCACGTTGTAGAGGTTCGTCGTCGAGAACAACGTGAGCATCCGCTGCGTGACGACGTGCAGCCAGCGCTTGACGGGACCGGACTCGGCGAGGTCCTGGTTCGGGACGGTGAGCTTCAGCCAGGGGCGCGCCGGCGACGTGAGGCCCGAGTGCAGGCCGCTCGAGAGCGTGCGGGCACTGAAGCGGCCGGTGCTGTCGATGATGTCCTGATTCCTTCTATCCCCTTTGTTGCGGTCCTCGATCGTGAACCGCACGCGCCGCGGCATAAAGTTGTCCGCGAGGTCGCGCCAGTGCGCGTCGAACCCGCTCTGGCGTTCCGACCACAGCGACCCGCGGAGCTCCTCGTAGCGCGTCCGCCGGTCGAGCGGGTTGAGGTATTGCGGCATCAGCCGCCCAGGAGCGTGCGCGCGGGGATGTTAGCGGTCGGCGTGCCGCCGGGCATCGACACGGGCCCGGTCGCCAACGTGTTGCCGGCCGCGGCGCGCTTCTTCGCTTTCTGTTGCGCGAGCGCCGCCGCGGCGGCGGCGTTGGAATCGGCGGCCGGGGCGGAGGGCGGGGGGACGGGCGGGGTCGCCTTCGGGTCCGGGGCGTCGGAGCCAGGTGAGCCGAACGGCGACCCGGGGCCGGATATCGGGACGCCGTTAATCGTGCTAACGGTCGTCAGGCCCGGCTTCTTCGGGTCCTTGCCGCCGCCGAACAGGTGGGCGATGAACTTCATCCAGTCGTTTGGTGTACGAGGTTTCCACGGGCACGTAACCGTACCGTTCGTAGAACCGCGCGACCCTCGACTGGTGAGGTGCGACCATTTTTAACACATCGAGGCCGTGCGCCCTAGCCCAATCTTCCGCGGCGCGTAACAGCCGAGCCCCGACCTGGCCGGCCCGCCGGGCGGTTGGCTCGACCCACCAGGCGAGCTCCTCGACCAGGAGGTTCGCGCCGTCGAAGGGATTGAGGCCGCCGGCCAGCGCGATGAACCCGACGAGCGCGCCGGCGTCGACGTCGTCCACCGCGACCAGGATGGTACAGGCCGGATGCTCGACCAGGACCGCCGCGAAGCCCTCGAGCGCCTCGCGCGTCGGCGCGATGTAGTCGCCGCCGTAGACGGCCGCGAAGTGCAGCCCGAGCTCCGCGACGACGGGCGCGTCGGCGACCGTCGCCTCTCGGATGTGAACGGTCACGCCTCGAGCAACCGCTGCGCGATTTTCTTGCGGCCGCTCACCGTTTGGATCTCTTTATTGAAATGCGCGCAAGACGTGCAGAGCGTCTGCTGCCGGTCCGCCCAGCCACAGCCGGCCGGGCACGGGTCGCGCTCCGTGCAGCCGCACCAGCGGCAGGTCCCCGGCCTCAGCTTCACGGCGACAATAAACTCATCGACCATCGGCGCTCCCTCCCAGGTCGGCGGCCGCGCGCGCGTCGCCCAGGCGATCGTCCCGGAGAACCCGCACGCGCACCGCCACGCGAACAGATACGGCGAACTCGTCGGACGGACGCCCGCCTGCCGGCCACAGATGCAGGCGTGCGTCCGCGGTTGGGTCACGGCGGGAAGTCGGTCGCGCCGGGATCGTCCGGCGTGAGCTCGATGACCGCGTCCGGCATGGCGTCCTGCCACGCCTGCGCGCCTGAGCCGCCGCCGTCGATCTTCATGCCGTAGTCCGATGGCGGGAGCTTCATGTTCCGGAGCACGAGGTTGGTCGGATAGAGCGGCTCGGGAATCAGGTAGAGCGTGGTACCGAGGCGCACCGCCTCGATCGTGATGTTCTGCAGGGTGAGCGCGTCCGGCGCACCCATGATCGTGACGCCGCGCGCGTCGCCGCCGTAGGTGTCCGGGTCGAGGTCGGAGAACATCACCTCGTCGAGCAGGACGTCGGTCATCGGGACCGACTCCTGGCCGTCGTCACGGCCGAGGATCTTGATGCCGGCGCCGCCGTGTCGGCAGTGGCAGCGCGTGATCGCAACGTGTTGGATCGTGGTCCAGGGCGCGCTCCCGTCCTGGTTCCGCGTGCTCAGGAGGATCAGGTACGCCCCCTGCCCCTCCGCCGTGCCGCCGTACTCGAGGATGCAGTTGTCCATCTCGACGTCGATCGCACACTTGAGCTCGAAGGCGTTCTTGACCTGGATGCCGAGGCTCTGCCACGCCGGGTTCTTCGTCAGCGTGCAGTTAGTGATCCGGATGTGCGTCGGCATCCGCTCAGGGCTCGTGCTGTCGGCGCCGCCGAACATGACCGTCTCGCCGGCGGCCTCGAGGTAGCAGTCGTCGATCACGACGTCGCGTGTCCCGTCCCATCCGCTGATCGCCTGCGTGTCGCGCCCGAAGTCGAACACGTTCGCGACGTGACACTGCGTCACTAGGGCGCCGGCGCCGTTCAGCATGATGCCGCGGTGGCAGCCGAACCCCGGATCGCCGAGCAGTGTGCAGCGGTCGATCGTGACGTGCGCGCCGGTCACCGCCACGAGTTGCCGATTCTGATGGGACGTCTTCACGGTCAGCCCGATGAGCGTGACGTCCTCGCCCTCAACGGTGATCGCGTCCTCGTCCGCGGTGCCGACGATCACGACGCCGGTGCCCGCCCCGGTCGCCCGCCCGGTCGGGACACCCTTCGCGGTGAGGGTCACCGGCTGCCGCAGCACGAGGCTGCCGGGGTACGTGCCGGCCTCGAGCACGAAGACGCTCTCGGCCGCCGCGCTGTCGAGCAACGGCTGCAGCGGCGTGCCGGCGGCGACCGGGATCCCGTCGATCGGCTCTGGGGGCTCGGGCGGCGTGGGGCCCTCGAGCGCCTCGAGCGCGAGCTCGAGGTTCCCCTGCGCCTGGTGGATGTAGTCGATCGCGGCGGTGACGTCCGAGGCGTGACGCGGGCGTGTTCTCATAGTCGGCTCCCCTCGGGCATCCGCCCGCCGTTCCCATAGCCCCAGCACTTCGCGTGGCTGTGTTTGACGTTGTCGATCGTGCAGCACCCGCAGTAGCCCCGCTGGTTCGCGTACTCGGGCGTGACGTTGACGGTCTTCGTCTCTGTGGTGTCCGTCGGCGTCGGCTTCGGCCCCTGCGGGCGCCGCGGCCGGAACCGATGCGGGACGCCCCAGCGCGGCGACGGCTCGAAGTCGTACTCGAGGAACGTCGTCGCCCGCGTCGCGGAGACGTCCTCGACCGGCACAGTCACGGTGTCGTTGTCGAACATGAAAAACGCGAAGTCCTCCCACAGCCGGAAGCGCAGGTTGTCGGGGCGCGTCCCGAAGACCCACAGGCTGTCGACCATGCGCGCCTGGAGCATCGCCGTGCTCCAGTACGGCCCCATGCTCTGATAATCGACGCCGTCGACGTCGCCGTGTAGGTCGTCGTAGAAGCCAAACCTTCCCCTGGGATCACCATCGGCGAACCAGGACGTGACGTGCGGCGAGAAGTGCATCCAGCTCGAGAGGCCGGCCGCTCGGGCTTTCTGCCCGCAGTGCCGGAAGGCGTCGATCGTCACCTGGCCGGGGTGGTTCCACAAGTTCCACTCCCACCCGAGCGAGAACTCGTCGACGGCCTTCGCGGCGATGAGCGCGTCCATGATCGGGTCGGCGAAGTCGGCCCACTGCTGCGCGGTCATAAAGGCCGGCTGGAAGTACTTGCTGCCGATCATGATCCGGCTGTATTTCACGTACCGCTTCACGAACAGACACGTCTCGATGAACTGCTCGAGCGTGCGGCCGTTCCCGGGCGGCGCGGTCGGCGGCATGTTCACCGGCCCGCAACTGTCGGCGTAGGACAGCGTGAAATGCGTATAGCCGTACCCGGCGTACTTCTCGAGGTAGGCCTTCTGGAAGTCCGACGTGTACCGATCGACGAACCACGACAAGATCCGCTCGGGCTTGTTCGGCGACGCGCCCGGCACGACGGGCGCGCCCGGCATCTCGACGCCCCAGGCGTCCCCGCGGTGATAGTCGCGCGTCGGGATGTCCGGCGGCGTCCACGGGAGCTCGGTGCGGTAGTTCACGGGCTCGACGAACGGCGGCAAGGGCCCCCTGGCGATGGCAGGGGGCCGCTTAAAAGACGCGGGGGCCAGCGTCGCGACGACGTTGATCGTCTGGTCGTGGAACTTGATCTGCGGGTTCGCGCCGGTCGTCCAGGGCGCATAGCCGTCGGCGATGACCTCGACGTCGCCGATCCACGCGGGGTCCTTCGGTGGGCCGGCGTAGAAATTGGCAGGGTTGGTCGCGCGGACCGTCCCGCTCAGGCCGGCGTCGATCCGAATGACCAGCGGCTTCGTGATCAGCGCGCCCGTCTGGTCGACGGCGGTGACGTTGAACTGAATTGTCTCGCTACTCTGCGGCGTGCCGGCGCCGCCGCCGTGGATCTCGGCCTTCACGCGATCATGGTGTGTCGTCATCGGTCGCTCCTCTCGAGTGCGTCCCAGCGACCGGGCAGGCAGGAATACCCACACACGCCCCCAGGACACCGCCGGTCAATCAACAGTCGAATCGCCTCACCGTCAGGACACACCGCGAAGCGCGGCAGCATCCGCGCGGCCTTCCCTTGCGCGACGATGTTCTGCGCGAGGGGCGCACACGCCGGCGCGAGCGCCAGGATGCCCGCGAGGATCAGTAGCCACCGCGGCGCGGTGGCCGTCGCACGGCGCCCTTCGGTTTGGTGTTCTTCTTCTTCGAGCCCATACATGTACCCTCCTCGTCCCGACTGGCCTTTACATCACGCGCCGCACGGTGTCGTCGTCGTACTCGCCGCCGGGTTGGAACCGCTCGAGGAACGTCTCGAACTCGGCCTGGCTCTCGGCGCGGCAGAGGATGAGCCCGTTGCACACTTGCGCCGGGCCGCCCGTGTAGAGGCCGGTGCCGCGGCGGAGCTGCTCGATCTCGTCGGGCGTCAAGCCGAGCACGCCGACTACTTTCCCGCTCTCCCACGTCGTCACGACCTTGAACATCAGAGCCTCCCCGGATCGACGTCGTTCCGCCGGCGTTCAGCGAGCAGTTGCGCGCGCCGATCGCGCACCTTGAACGACTGCGCGCTCGCCGTCTCGCCGCGGGCGTGTGCGACCAGGTCCGCCGGCAGGTCCGGCAGGGCGTAGGTCTGCATGTAGGCGTCCGCCAGGTCAGGCGAGCGCCCGAGCCGTTCTTTAATCTGGTCCTTCTCCTCGAGCACGAAGACGCCGTTGAGGAACGTGTACGTCGGCTCGGTGAGCTCGCCGATGAGCTCCGGGAGATCGGGCGGCAGCGCGGCGCCGCCCTTGATCGCCTCGGCGCCCTTGATCCAGAACTCCGCGCGGCGGTTGCGGTAGCGCGGGTCGATCGCCTTGCCGCTGTAGACCACGGGGTGCACGGGGATGCCGGCGACGACCAGGTTGTCGATCACGCCGTGGCCCCAATGCCCGGTGTCGTCGACGAGCACGAGCTCGGCGCCCCAGCGCGTCGTCGCGTTCATCACGCGCGCGGCGATGTCGGTCGTGCGGGCGTTCCGCATGACGACCGGCCGCCAGGCCGCGAGGCCCTGCCGCGGGAAGATGACCGTGCGATCGTCGCCGAAGCGCGCGACGTCGACGCCGAGCCGCTTCTGTTGGTAGTCGTACTCGTCGACGCGGAGGTGCCGGTGCATCGCGCGCTCGACGTCCTCGGCGCCGAGCAGGGCGTTGATCGACGTCGGCGGGAACTCGCCGAACACGTTGACCAGGACCCACGGGTTGTCGCGGCCGTAGCTGGCGATCTGCTGCCGCGCCCACTCGAGTTTGATGCGCGGCGATCGCTTCGGGTTGTCGGGGTCGCCGGTGATCGCGATGACGTACCAGAGCGCGCGGTCGATCGTGCAGGCCCGGTGCAGTGGGCCCGTCGTGTGCGTCGGGTTGCCGGCCTGGACGAGCTTGCACTCGACGCCGGTCGCGAGCACGGCCTCGGCCGTCGCCATCACGCTTTGGGGGATGCCGCCGCTCTCGTCGAGCACGAACAGCACATGGTCGGCGTGCAGGCCGGCGAGCGCGTTCGCCTGCTCCTCGGGCGACGCGCTCTTGCTCCAGGTGCGCGCGCTCGCGTACCAATTCGCCGGCGCCTCGCGGTACTCGATGCGCGTCCGCATCCAGGTGAACGCGGTCGAGAAGTAGGGCGAGCGCGCCATCCACTTCGCGAGCTCGGCCCACAGGTTGTCGCTGAGGTTGTCGCCCGTGATCGACGTCGCGCCGACGCGCGGGCTGTCGCGCGTGCCGAGGAAGTTCAGGATCAGCCAGGCGAGCAACGTCGTCTTCCCGGGCCCCTTGCAGGCCTTGATCGCGAGGCGCTCGGTCTTCGGGTTCGCGAAGGCGTGCAGCGCCTCCGCCTGCCAGGCGTCGGGCGTGGCGCCGAACTCCTCGACGACCATGTCGGCCGGGCGCTCACGCCAGCGTTGCAGTGTGGCCGTCGCGCGGCCGCCGACGTCGGACGGGACGTTCAGCGCCATCGGCGAAGCTCGCGTTTCCGCTGCGCGTTATACGCGCGGCGACAGGCCTTGCACCGGCGCGGCTCGCTCGCCCTGAACTGTCGCCGCCGCGTCTCCCCGCACCGACAATGAAACGTCACGATGTCGGCTCCTTGTCCGCGGGTTTGTCGCCGAGCAGGATCTCCACCTCGAGCCCGCACGCGCGACACTTGAAGGTAAAGGGCGCCTTCCCGCGCAGTTGGTCCTTAAGCTGCACGATGCGCCCGCGATACCGCTTCACCAGGCCCTCGAGCTCCTGCATGTGGGCGTGTTCTTCGGCGGTCACGGCGTCGCCTCCGGTGGCTTCTCGCCGGGCGCCTTGTAGTGGCCGGACAGGATGCGCGCGATCGTGCTGCCGAGGACCTCGGCCGGGCCCTCGACTTCGCCGGCGAGCTCGAGGATGAGCCGGCGCGCCGCCAGGCTGTCGTTGAGGACCACGGCGGTGCCGGCGACACCGGGGCGGATGCCCTTCACACACCGGGCGATGCTGTCGGGCCACTGCGAGGGCGGGAGCAGGGTCCAGCCCTTGCCGAACAACTCCCGGATGTCCGCGCGCGCGTCGTAGCTGACGAGCGCGAGCGCCTCGTCGGCGTCCATCGCGAGGCGCTGCCAGCGGGCGCGGCGGAGCCCCGTGAGGACCGCCACGATCTTAGGGTTTCTTAGGAGCTTGCAGGCCTCGACCGCGGCGGTCGTGGTCTTCACGTTGGGGTGCACTTCCTGGTAGGCCTTCGTCCCGTTGTTGCCGTTCGTGTCGTAGACGTGGACGAACGCGAGCTCGGCCGCCGGCAGCCCGTCGACCTTGGCCGCCGACGCGGCACGGCCGGCGCCGAGCGCCTTCCGCGGCTTCCGGAGGCGGCTCTTGCTCATGGGCGACGTTCCACGTTCAACAGGCCGCGCCGACCCTTCCGGCGCTCCTCCTGGTGAATGAGCTCGAGGGCGACGAGCTCGGGCCAGGTGAACGAATCGTCGACGGCGTCCGCGAGGGTGCGCCGCGCGGCCTCGGTGGCCGCCAGGACGAACGGGTCACGGTCGCCGGCCCGTCGGGTTGGGTGCCACGATCGAAGCCTCTGCGCGCCCAGGAAGCGGTCGAGGTCTGCAGTCATCGGTCAAGCGCCCCGAACGGGTTTGATGAACTCCTCGAGGAGCTCGTCGACTTCACGCAGACGGCGCAGGATGTGCTCGGCCTGGATCTGCGCGAGCCACACAAAACTCCGGATGCGGTCCACGTCGTCGGCCGGCAGTGCCGGGCCGGCAGCCGGCACTGCCGGCCGGCCGGTGGCGCCGCCGGGGCTGGTGTTATGCTTTTCAGGTGACGCCGACCGCCGCCGACTCGTGGCCGTTTTCTGTGGCCGTTTTTGTGTCGGTCGCTGTCGTTTCTGGCCGTTTTTAGTCGTTAAAAAAACGGCCACAGTGCGTTTTTCTTAAGGTTTTCGAGTGGTTTCACTAAGGAGCACCTATGTCGCTTCTTGGCCTGCCTCGCCTGTAACCGCGCTCCTATCAACATCTTACAGAATCCATAATTCTGCCACGGCCCGCTGTGGCCGTTTTTGTGGCCGTTTTCTGGCCGTTTTTGTACCCGCCTCCGGTTTTTGTACCCGGCCGCGATCGTCACAATCGTCACGATCGTCACGCCTTCGATCCCCACGCCGCGGCGACGCGCTGCCCGCGCTGGACGTCGAACTGGTGGTCGGGAATCCAGTGCTTATAGGTCGACTCCGTGAGGCTCTCGTTCTTGTGGCCGAGTTGCTCGGACACGTAGCGAAGCCGCTCGCCGGCGGTCAAGAGCACGGTCGCGAACGTGTGCCGCGTCGCGTGGATGCTCGAGCTCACCGGGATGCCCGCCTTGCGGCAGAGCATCGGGAGGACGTGCCGCGCGAAGTACTTCGGGTCCAGCCGCTCGCCGCGCGCGTTGGTGAACAGGAGCTCGAGGTTCACGTCCTGCGGCCGCCCGAGCTTGAGGAACTTCTCGCGCTCCGCCTTCCCGTGCGCCTCGAGCTCGGCCCACAGGTCCGCCCA